TATTGAAAGTCTTTCAGGGCTACGGTGGGGTCTGGTTGGCCCTCGGTCAGTTCATCGTTGTCTGTATCGGCCATGATCAGACCTCGTAGATGGAGAGGGTGAATCCTGCGACACTTGCAGCAGCACCAGTGGTGAGCGTGTCAGCGGTAAGGCTCACGCTGAGGGTGAGGTTCGACGGAGTGTAGTACCCCTGAATGAGCATTCCAGCATTGAGGTTCATCGTGGTGTACGTCGATGTCGTGTTGAGGGTATAGAGGTTGTTAGTGTCCACCAGAGAGAACTTGATGCCACCAGAGCCACTCGTGACGCTCACGGGGCTGATGAGGGCGTCTACACGGATCTTCCGGCCACCCAGAGGAGCCGTGGTAAATGGCGTGACCGACCCCAGCACCTGAGAGGTACCGAGGTTGTACGTCACGCTCTTGGTGCCCAACACCGCTTGGCCGATCAGACCCTTTGGCGTTGGGCGGATGAGAGACGAACCGTTCCAAACCCAGTGGACGTTGTTCGTGGTGTCCCAGAACGTCATGCCGGTCTGGGAGGACGTATACGATGCCACCTTAGAGGTTAGCGCCGAATACGTCCCCGACCAGATACCGGCAGACGAGTCGATGAGACCATAGTTCGTAGCAATGACGCTCGTAGAGAACGTGTCGCTAGTAGAGGGTACTGTCAGCCCCAACTTGGGCGATGTAGTAGACACTTACCCTCTCCTTTGGCTTAGGCCATGTACCGTTCAGGCGTCCAGTTGTAGATAGTGCCGAGACCCTGATTGGGAGCGGGGCTGCTGGCCGATGCCGTCGAAGTAGAACCAGTGCTGGAGTTAGCAATCGTAAACGTGGTTGCCGTCGTTGAAACAACATTTGCCGTGACGTTGAAACCAGCGACAGTTGCACCGCTGATAGAAACATTCTGACCAACAACGAACGAGTTGGCGGCGCTGGTGTAAGTGACGTAGCCGAGGCTCGGGGTTGACGCAGCAATCGAGGTGATTGCTTGAATGATTGGGGTGCCCGCAGCGATGTTGTTCTGGGTAGCACCGGGCGAACCGGCGACGTTGGTGAACGTGGTGCCGAAGCCCGTCGTCGAGTTGTTCGGGTAGCCACCTACCGTCATGCCCGGGACAGACACGCCCGAGGCTGGAACCTGCGGGACACCAGCCACGATCTGACCCTGTGCAAGATAGCGCATCTGGGCAGCGTAGTTGTTGCCTGCGGTAGACTGACCGGTCAGAACACCAGACGACGACAAGTTACCGGCCTGCTGATAGCCCGGAGTGGCAAGGACGTCGTTCTGAATCTGCGCCCAGTATTCCTGAGTCGTTTCACCAGTTTGGTATTGGGTACTCATACTGCATTCACCCCGATCGAGTTGGAGCCAAAGTTGCCGTTGTCCCACATTTGCTCACTACGAGCCCACGGTCCGACGACGCCAGATACCGGCAGTTGGTCACCGTTCTTGATGTTGAAGGTCCAGTAGGTGTCTTGGGCAACAAGGTTGGCAGTTTGTTGTGCCGAAAGCGTAGGACCAGCGTTGAGAGCAGTGTTGCCTGCGAAAGCACCGTTGTCCGACAGCGTGTTGTTGAAGGCACCGTAGATGAGATCGCCGGGAACCTGACTGTTGCTGGGGTTCTGGGAGATCACTGGCTTGTCGTTTGCCGTGATGAGAGCAACCTTAGACTTCCACGCAGTTGCCTGAGCAGCCGGAGTCGTCACACCACTCGTGGTGATGTTGGCGACGCTCGTCCGCTCGTAGCCAAAGAATTGCGTCATGCTGACGCCACCATTGCGCTGGCGTGACCAATAGATGTCTGCTTCGAGGTTGCCGTACTTGTCGCCGGTATCAGAACCGATGCCGGTCCCGTTCTGGGTCATGGCCTGAACCGCTACCCACCCACGGGTGTATTCGGTGGTCGTTGCCATGATTTACCTACTTTGCAGACTTGGTGGTGCGGGGGGCAGCCTTCTTAGGGGCATCTTCGTCAGCAGCCTCGGTAGCCTCACCCTCTACCTCAGCCTCATCCTCTTCGACGGGGGCGACCACGGGGGCCTCCTCAGCCGGAGCAACGACCGGAGACTCCAAACCTGCGAGCAGGATGGGAGCGACGAACGAACCGACCGGCAGACCGGCAGCGATGATCGTCGAGGACGTCACCGAGATGCCAGTGGCACCCTGCGAGGCAGCACCCGAGAGGGTGAACACCTGCGAGTGCGACGGGTCAGGCTCGGTGGTAGCCGGGTTGCTGGACGACGACACGAGGATCGTAGCGCCAGAGGTGAGGCCAACCGGCAGGGCAGTCACGACGAGAGCGGTCACGCCAGTAGCGCCACCAGTCAGAGCAGTCTGCAGCGTCACGACCGGAGCAGCCAGCGCACCAGCCTGCTGGCGGGTCAGACCGAACACCTGCGGGGAGATGTTCTGTACCTGATAGGCGTTGTACGGCGAACGGCCATACTCAGTCGTCACAAGGTAACCGTACTGGTCGGTGTCGTTGTTGGGAGGGGTAAGTCCAGCCATGATTGGCTCCTTCTCTATCGCTCGATAGTTGCAAGACTCCAAGCCATTACCGGCTTGCCGTCTACGATTTCTTCGGTTTCAAACTGGATCGCCATAGGGGCGAGATGAATGTGCGTCGCACAGAGAGGAGCCGAGTCAGCCTTGGTAGCCTCACGGACTGGCACCTCGGCACCACAGTTGCCCTGTCCACGGGTGGACGGACCAATGCAGCCAGCGATGACGTAGTCGTTACGCTCAGGACGATCGAGAGGGGTAACCTCAGCAGCAGCCTCGACCTTGCGCTCGACAGCAGCAGCAGCCTGACGTTGGAGTACCGGAGAGGCGAGTTGAGCCTCAACAGCAGCCCGGACATCCTCGTCGGCATCGATCAGAGTTACAGCACCTCGATTGAGGATGCGCAGGAAGTTGACATTGCTCAGGAACGATACAGGAACAGCCTGCATATCCTCGCCAGAACGGTCGCCCTTACCCTGCCATACGATTTCCACGTTCGCAGAGTCGTCACGGAACACCAAGGGACCCGCCTGCTCGTTTTGCAGGAAGATCGGCTTATTGATCGTGTTTGCGATGTTGGTCATGGTTCCTTCTCTCCACTCGTTTTCGGGACTGTCCCTATTCTATCAGGGCAACCCTTCACTACTTACTTGCAGTAATACTCTCTCCGACAGGACCGAGGCCCTAAATGCCACCACCCCTCGCCCAAGCCGAGGACGAGCAAGGGGAGGGGCGGTGACGACGCTCACAGCCGGGGAGAGGACGGCTATGAACGAGGGGGTGCTATTAGATCAGGACGTGGCCTGAAGTCCAGCAGCCTTGATCGCAGCAATCTCTTGGTTGAGAGTGGTGCGAAGGTTGGTTACGTCGGCAACGAGGGCGTTTACAGCGGTCACGATGGCCGTAGCCTGCGTAGCCGAGTTGTACCCAGCCGTACCACCACTGTAGGCTCCGACGCCCGTAGAGGTGATACCAGTGGCACCAGTGACGTTCGCAGCCACGTTACCCGAACCGAACACGGTGCCGTAAGCACCGTTGTCGATCAGGACCGGGAGCGAAGCGCCAGCCGAGTTTACGACATTCTTGGTGAACACCGTGTCGAGCAACTTAGCGCCCTGCTCGTCCGTGAGGACGATCTGATCGCCAGCGTTGTAGAACAACCCGTTCGGGAGTTGCACGTTGCTGAAGCCCGTGTTTACAGTTACCTTGCGAGGCATAGTGAGTACCTGTTCTTTCTAGTAGGAGTCCGACTACTGCTTGGTGATCGAGGCGATACCACGGGGGTTGAGGATCGCCATGCTGACCATCTCGTCGAAGACCCAACCCTTCCAGAACGCTTCGACGTTGTGGTTCTCTTCCACGTCGAGCGAGTAGAGGACCGGGAACACACCGAGGAAGTCGGGGTTCGGGAGCAGGAACATCTCGCCCTGCGTCTGGATGATCGACCGCTGGATCTGGAACTCACCGAACGTGGTGATCTGCTCACCAGCAACGACACGGTCCTTGAAGGCCCAGCCGGTCTGGTTGATGTCCCAGCGGAAGAAGTCACGGTAGTCGTAGGGGTTCACCAAAATGCGACCCGAGACGATCTCGTGGAGGTCAGTCTGAGCAACAGCGGTGTAGAACGAGGCCGGGGTGAAGTAACCCGAGGTCTCGGTGATGCTGTGGTTCGGGCTGATGACGTGGTCCGGACGAGTGGCGTAGTCGTTCAGGGCAGCCTGCAGCAGGATGATGAGGCGGGAGTCTTCCTGCTTCATAATGGCCTGCTTGGTCTCGTCCTGAGCCTGCTCTACGACGTTGATGCGGAGGTAGAACAGGTCTTCCTTACGGATGGCCGGACGGGAGGCGATGCGCCAGAAGAAGATCGGAACACGCTTGCCCTCGAACGGAGTCACTCGGACTTCGCCCTCGGTGCCGTTGAGGATGTAAGCCTGACCAAGGTCGTCCCACACGTCGTACTCGACCGGGGTTCCCGGGGTCACCGGGTCCTCGACGAGGACGTTACGCACGATACCCTGATAGCGCAACTTCAACTGGATCGGGCCAATCATACCGATGCCGAGGCGACGGATACCGTTCACCTCGTCTTGGAGGACCAGCGCCATCTTCGTGACCTTGGCCTCGTGGGTGAGCGAGGAGCCACCCTTACGACGCTTCAGGATCTCGCTGACGTAGTCGTCGCTCTTGCGAGCAACACGGGGCTGGAGACCAGCGGACTTTACAAGATTCGACATTGTGTCTCTTCCTTATCTCTCGTAGTGAGGATCAGCGCACGCCGGTCTGGAGACCGCCGATGACGATGGACGATGGCGACTCAACCTGAATGAGTCGTGCGATGGGCTTCGACGAAACGACGTAGTTGCCGTTCGTGGTGGTGACCGTGGTGCTAGCGGTGCCCGAGGTCCACGGGATCAACTGACCTTGGTTGTAAGCAGCGGTACCGGCACTGCCCGAGCCAACCGAAACACCGATGAGGGTGTCGGTGCCGGGGGTCTCAGCCCACGTCAGGGTCGGGTCGAAGGCCGGGGCCAGAACCTCGAACTCAGCGTCGGGACCAAGTTCCCACACGCCA